AGTTCCCGCGCAGCGATGACGACACAGTCATCCCGATGGAGCTGCTCGAGATGGCGATGGCCCGCGATGTCAGCCCGAGCCAACACGCGCCCGTCGTGTGGGGCCTGGACGTCGCCCGCTTTGGCAGCGACCGCAGCGCCTTGTGCAAGCGCCAGGGTAATGCGCTGCTAGAACCCGTGAAGACGTGGAAGAACCTGGACTTGATGCAGCTTACGGGTGCCGTGGTGGCGGAGTACGAGGCGCTGCAGCCGAGCCAGCGCCCTGGCGAGATCCTGGTGGACAGCATCGGTCTGGGCGCCGGCGTGGTGGATCGCTTGCGTGAGCTGCGGCTGCCGGCTCGCGGCATCAACGTGGCCGAGTCCCCGGCGATGGGATCGACCTATAGGAACTTGAAGGCGGAGCTGTGGCACAAGGCCAAGGCGTGGCTGGAGGCTCGCGACTGCTGGATGCCTCGCGATGAGATGCTGGTCTCGGAGTTGGCGACGGTGCGTTATTCGTTCACGAGTAGCGGTAAGATTCAGATTGAGGGCAAGGATGAGATCAGGAAACGGGGATTGCCGAGTCCTGACCGCGCCGATGCGTTTTGTTTGACGTTTGCGGGCGATGCTGTGGTGGGTGCTTATGGCTCAAGCGTGTCGAGCAAGTGGAACCAGCCGCTGCGTCGTAACATTCCCAGGATTGCTTAACAGGAGCGATGTGATGAAGATGACCAAAGCGGCCAAGAAGATTGGCAAGGTGATGGGTGAGTACAAATCGGGCACGCTGCACTCGGGTGCCGGCGGCAAGGTGGTGAAGAATCCGAAGCAGGCTATAGCAATTGCGCTATCTGAGGCCGGCAAATCCAAGCCTGCCAAGATGGCAAAAAAGGGGAAATGATGGACGAAATGCAAGGTAAAGAGGGCATGGCGTGCCCGCCTGCGACGCAGGACATTACGTTGAATCTGAAGAACCGAGGCCGCGCCATTGAGTCGGCGATGTACGGCCCGGAGAATCCGGCGCTGCCCAATACGGGTTTCTGGCGTGAGATTGCCAAGGAGTGGGATGTGCCGGTGGAGGCCGCCAAGATGTCGCGCTGCGGTAACTGCGCCGCGTTTGACCGCGAGCCGAAGATGCTGCAGTGCATCGCCCAGGGTATGGGTGAGGGCAGCGGCGATCCGTGGGGCACCATCAAGGCGGGCGACTTGGGTTACTGCGAGATCTTTGACTTCAAGTGCGCCGCCTCGCGTACCTGCCGCGCCTGGGTGGCGATGGACGAGGACGAAGAAGGCGAGTACGAAGAGGGCGAGGACGATAGCGAGGAATACGGCAAACCCATGATGGAGGGCGACGATGAAAGCTAAACCTGCTGGCTTGTATGCCAACATCGCAGCCAAGCGTGAGCGTATTAAGGCCGGCTCTGGCGAGAAGATGCGTAAACCCGGCACGCCTGGCGCGCCGACGGCGAAGTCTTTTAAGCTGGCCGCCAAGACCGCGAAGAAGAAGTGAGTCCGGCGATTGTCGTGTCCAGCGTGAGCGGGCGGTGCTTGCCCGTCATGTTGGCCAGTTGCCGCGAGTACGCGCCCGCGGCCAAGGTGTATCTGCGCACACCCGTGGATGCCCGTAAATACGACGTATATCGTCAGCTTCGCGGCCCTGCGCGCTCGTTTGGCGCTGATTACAACGACGTGATCGACGCCGCGTTTGCCGACGGCCACAAGGCTGTCGTGGTGGCTAATGACGACGTGGTGCTCACGCCGACCAGTTACGAGCATTTGCTCGAGGACGTGATGACGCTGCAGGAGGAAGTGGGCGAGCCGATTGGCTGGGTGTGTGCGCGCTGCGATGCGTCGCGGCCGATGCAGAACATTCGCAGCAATCCGTTTAACCAGGATCTGAGTTATTTTCGCTTCCCGTGGGAGGATTGCATTGCCCCGATGCAGGTGATTTCGCCTATATTCGGATACATCTCGCGGGCTGCTTGGGAGGTGGCGAAGTTTCCGCCGCTAAATTGGTACTCCGATGATGTGCATTGTCAGGACCTCGAGGCGGCGGGTTTTAAGCACTTTCTGTCTCGCTCTTATGTGCATCATGTGGGGTCGCAGTCCACGGGTATGGATGGTCAGGCGCTGACGCTGGCGGCGGTGCCTTGGATCCGGGCCAATCGCCCGGAGTATGCGAATGCCTGGTTTGGGGTGGAGCAATGACTGTAAAACGCGGTAACGAGGTTTTTGCTGGCTATAACAAGCCCAAGCGCACGCCGGGTCACGCCACCAAGTCCCACGCTGTGCTGGCAAAATCGGGCGACGAGGTCAAGCTGGTGCGCTTTGGCCAGCAGGGCGTGAAGGGTTCGCCCGAGGGCACTGCGCGCAATGATGCGTTTAAGGCTCGGCACGCGCAGAACATTGCCAAGGGCAAAATGAGCGCGGCGTACTGGGCCAATAAAGTGAAATGGTAGGGATATGAATCAAGACGAAATGCCGATATCCGTGGACGTTGCCGCCCCCGAGGCGATGGACGACGCCGAGCTGCAAGCGATCCTTAACGGCGAGCTAACGGACGCTGTTTCCTATATTGATTCGGACATTTCGCCGATTCGCGCAAAAGGGACCGAATACTACCGAGGCGACCCGTTTGGCAACGAAGAAGACGGCCGCTCGCAAGTGGTGGCGATGGAGGTGCGCGACACGGTCTCGGCCATGATGCCCAGCCTGATGCGCGTTTTCTTCTCGTCCGAGAACGTGGTCGAGTTTGTCCCCCGTGGGCCGGAGGACGAGTCCGGTGCCCAGCAGGCCACCGACTACGCCAATTACGTCTTTTCTGCCGATAACAATGGCTTTATGCAGTCCTATGCGATCTTTAAGGACGCATTGGTGCGTAAATGCGGCATCGCTAAATACTGGTGGGAAGAGACCGCCGAGGTGCGCATTGAGGACTACTCGGGCCTGGACGACGCCACGGTGCAGATGCTGATGGCCGAAGACGCCGAGGTGAAGGTTGTCGTCTCGTATCCCGACCCGGCCATCTCCGAGGCCATGATTGCCGAAGCGCAGATGCAGGCCGCCGCGGCTGGGGTGATGGCCCCGCCTGTGCCCATGCTGCACGATGTGCAGATCAAGCGCGTTCTGCGCGACGGGCGTATCCGCATCATGGCTGTGCCGCCCGAGGAGCTGATCATTGACCGGCGCGCTCGCTCGTTTGAAGAGGCCGGCATCATCGCCCACCGCCAGATGCTCACCGTTGGCGAGCTTCTGCAGATGGGCTACGACATGGACGAGATTGAGCCGAATATCTCTTCGACCGATCTGGACACTAACGACGAATATCTGGCCCGCCAGCCGCTGTCCACCACGATGGGGTCGAATGATTCCATGAACCCGATGCAGCGCCGCCTGCTGTACGTCGAGGCGTATGTGCGCGTGGACTATGACGGCGACGGCCTGCCTGAGCTGCGTAAGCTGTGCTGCATGGGATCGTCGTACAAGATGGTGCGCAACCTGCCGGCGTCTTACATCCCGTTTGTCGATTTCCCGTTTGACCCTGAGCCGCACACCTCGCCGATTGAGGCGATGAGCGTGTTCGACATCACGCACGACATCCAAGAGATTAAGTCGCAGGTTCTGCGCAATACTCTGGACTCGCTGGCGCAGTCGATCCACCCGCGCACCGCGGTTGTTGAAGGCCAGGTCAATATCGACGACGTCCTGAACAACGAGACGGGCGCTGTCATTCGTATGCGCGCCCCCGGCATGGTGCAGCCTCTGGCGCAGCCCTTCGTGGGCCAGGCCGGCTACTCGATGCTCGAGTACATGGACCAGGTCAAGGAAGACCGCACCGGCATGAGCAAGGCCGCGATGGGTCTGAATGCCGACGCGCTGCAGTCTTCCACCAAGGCGGCTGTGGCGGCCACGATCAGCGCCTCGCAGTCGCGGCTGGAGCTGACGGCGCGCATCATGGCCGAGGGCATGAAGAAGCTCTTTAAGGGCATCTTGTTCCTGCTGACCACGCACCAGGACAAGCCGAGGATGGTTCGCCTGCGCAATCAGTGGGTTCAGATTGACCCGCGCGCCTGGGATGCGTCGATGGACGTGTCGGTCAACATCGGTCTGGGTGGCGGCGACGTGAATGATCGCCTGCAGACCCTGACGATGATCTCGCAGATGCAAAAGGCGATTGTTGACCAGTATGGGCTGGCGAACCCGCTGGTGACGCCGCAGATGTACTCGCGCACGCTGCAGAAAATGGTCGAGCTGTCCGGCTTTAAGGATGCCTCGCAGTATTTCAACCAGATCCCGGCGGACTTTCAGATCCCGCAGGAGCCGCCCAAACCCACCCCCGAAGAGGTTCTGGCGCAGGTGCAGGCCGAGTCGATCCAGGCCGACATCCAGAAGAAAGCGGCCGAGTTGGAATTGAAGCGCCAGCAGATGATGCGCGACGATGACTACCGGCGCGACCAGATGGCGCAAGACTACCTATTGAAAAAATACGAATTGGAATTAAAGTACGGCACCCAGATCAGCAACGCGGAACTAATGGCCGCGCAGAATCTGGACCGTGAGGCAATGCGTTCGCAGACGGCAATGGTGCAGTCTGCGATGCAGGCAGCTCAGGCACCGCAAATGCCTGTACCCATCAACCTTAACGGAATGGCTCAATGACGGATGAAGAGTTAGTAAGGAAAGGACGTAAGGCGCAGCAGCTAATGGAGGATGAGACCCTCGCTGCTGCCCTTACAAAATTGGAGAACGATCAGGTTTGGCTGTTCAAGTCAACGCGAGCAGAGGAGACGGCAAAGCGCGAGCAATGCTGGTCGATGCTGCGAGCGATTGAGAATTTAAAGACTGAGCTGACAAAGGTGATCGATAACGGCAAGGTAGCGCAGCGCGCTATCGAACGTGTTCAAAAGAAATAAGGAAAGATTAAACCAATGAATGCACCCACGCCCCAGGCAAGTGCGCCATCTGGCCCCCTGAATATGGACCAAGCGGTCCAAGCACTCGCAGCAATACTGCCTGAAGAAGGACAACAGGACGGCGGCGAGACGCAAGCGTCACAACCTCAAGATGAGGATGTGACCGCGGCAGTAGTTGATGAATCGCTGGACATTGAAGACGGGTCCACCGAGGAGGCATCTGCTGATCAACCTGAGTTAGAAGAAGACACCCAGGACGAGGCAAAGCCCGAGATTTTCACCGTCAAGGTTGACGGTAAGGAAGTCGAGGTCACTTTGGACGAACTCCAGAAGGGCTATTCGAGGACCCAGGATTACACCCGAAAGACCCAGCAGGTCGCCGAGGCGCGTAAAGCTGCCGAAGCTGAACTGCAGGCGATTCGGGCCGAGCGCGAGCAATATGCTCAGTTGTTAGGTGCGTTAAGTGAGCAAGTAAAGACCGCTGCCGATCCGAAGATCGACTGGGATCGCCTCTACAACGAGGACCCCATCGAATACGTTCGCCAGCGTGAGGTGATGCGAGAGAACCGGGAAAAGGCTGCAGCTATTCAGGCCGAACAGCAGCGGCTTGCCGAGATCTCGCAAAAGGAGCAGATGGAGCAGTTTCAGGCTGTGAAGGCCAAAGAGTCTGATGCGCTCCTCGAGGCTTTGCCGACGTGGAAAGATCCCGCGAAGGCCAAAGCTGAGAAAGCTATGCTCGTTGAATTCGGTCAGAAGATGGGATTCACACCTCAAGAGTTGGGCAACATTTACGACCACCGGGTGGTCTTGGCGCTGCGTAAAGCGGCGCTGTATGACCAGATGCAGGCCAAGCGCCAGGGCATCAAACCCGTCGTTAACAACGGGCCTAAACCTGCCAAGCCTGGTGCAGCAGGTCGGGTATCTCAAATGAGTGACAGCGCTCGCGCAACCCAGCGTCTCGCAAAGACTGGTCGCGTCCAAGATGCGGCCTCCGCAATTGAACTTTTATTGAGGTAACAAAATGGCAATCGTCACTAATACCTTCACCACCTACTCTGCCAAGGGTATCCGTGAAGACCTGAGCAACGTTATCACCAACATTGCTCCCGAAGAGACCCCCTTCATGTCGAACATTGGTCGCGAGAACGTGACCAACACTCTTTATGAGTGGCAGACCGATACGCTTGCAGCGGCCGCAGCTAATTCGCAGCTGGAGGGTGACGACGTCACGTCGTTCGACGCTGTGGTCGCTACCGTGCGTCTGCAGAACTATGCGCAGATCAGCCGCAAGACCATCGTCTTGTCGAACACTGAAGAAGTGGTCAACAAGGCAGGTCGCCGCTCTGAGGTCGCGTACCAGATCGCCAAACGCAGCGCTGAGTTGAAGCGTGATCAAGAGTTCTCGATGCTGAACAACGCTGGCACTACCTCTGGTAGCACCACCGCTGCTCGCACGACTGCTTCGCTGCAGGCGTTCATCAAGACCAACGTGGACTATGACACCACCAACGGCGTGAACCCCACCTACACGACCCTGCCCACGCTGGGTCGCACTGATGGCACCGTTCGCACCTTTACCGAGACCATCCTGAAGAACGTGATTCAGAAGGTGTGGACTCAAGGTGGCACTCCTAAAGTTCTGATGACCGGCCCGGTCAACAAGCAGCGCGTCTCTGGCTTCGCCGGCATCGCCTCTTCGCGTTTCAACATCGACGGCGGTGCGCGTCCTGCCACCATCATCGGCGCCGCCGACATCTATGTGTCGGACTTCGGCAACGTGAACGTGGTGCCTAACCGCTTCCAGCGCGAGCGTGACGCTTTCGTGATCGATCCCGATTATGCAAAGATGGTTGTTCTGCGTCCTTACCAACAAGTCGAACTCGCCAAGACCGGCGACGCTGAAAAGCGTATGCTGATCGTCGAGTGGGGCCTGAAGGTTCTGGCTGAGAACGCCCACGGTCTGGCCGCAGACCTGGTGACCTCCTAATCGGAGCAAGAGGGACCAGGGAAACCTGGTCCCTTTTTTAACGACTTCTTTAATATGACTAATTCAAAACTGTTCGACATTAATAAGGATCTGGGAATCACCCGGACTTGGCATTACGACGAAGAGAAAGACGAAGCAACGATCCAGACGCAGCAGGATGTGTCCGCGATCATTGAAGAGAACAAGCAAGAATTTAATCAGGTGGATGAGCGCGCACGGTGGGGCGAATGGTCTCGCGTGGCGTCAATTCCGCTGAGTCTGTATTACCAGATGAAGGCTGAAGGAAAGCTGGACGATCAGGAATACATGAAGCGCTGGTTAAACGACAGTGAAAATCGGCACTTCCGCACTCGCCCGGGGCAGGTATGAAGACGAACTACATAGCTGTCTGCACGCCTGCGCGTGACATGGTGCATACCATGTTCACCTATGACCTGGTCAATATGGTATGCCATCACACGCTGACGACCAACGATGCGATTTCGCTGAAGATCTCCGAGGGTACGCTGATCGCTAACCAGCGCGCCGAGCTGTCGCTGGATGCGATGCGCGAAGGCTGCTCGCACCTGCTGTTTGTGGATTCGGATATGCGTTTCCCGCAGGACATGATCGGCCGGCTGCTGGCGCACGATCTGGACATCGTGGCGGCCAACTGCGCCAGGCGCAGGATGCCTACCGGCCCGACGGCGCAGATATACAAGGAAAACGGCGACCGCGAGCTGGTCTGGTCAATGCCTGAGAGCACCGGCCTGCAGGAGATCGGCTCGGTCGGGATGGGCGTAATGCTCATCAAGGCTGACGTCTTTAAGGGTCTATCCGAGCCGTGGTACGAGACGCCGTGGCGTAGCGACAAACGTGGCTACATTGGCGAAGACGTTTTCTTTTGCAACAAGGCTCGGGCTGCTGGATTTAAAATCTGGATTGATCACGATGTGTCGAAGGAAATCGGCCACGTCGGCACGTTTGAATACAAGCACGAGCACACCTGGATCGTGAAGGATCTAGAGAAGGAAAAGGCGCCCTAATGGCATTGTCAACGTACACGGAACTCAAGGCGTCGGTGGCCGACTGGCTCAACCGCACCGATCTGACCAGCGTCATCCCGGACTTCATTGCCCTGGCTGAAGCGCAGATCGAGCGCACGCTGCGCACGCGCCAGATGATCGTGCGCGCCACGGCGTCGATTGATACCGAGTACAGCGCGGTGCCTGCCGATTTCCTTGAGACTAAGTCGATCAAGCTGAACACGAATCCCGTGACGGCGCTTACGTTTGAATCTGTAGACGCACTTGATAGTCTTAAATCTACAACTTATATTTCTCCTGGGCGTCCTGGTTACTTCGGCATTGTTGGCGGCCAGATTCGAGTGCTTCCAGTGCCGGATGGAACCTATACCGCCGAGCTGATCTATTACGCCAAGCTGTCCAAGCTGTCGGGATCTGTGGCGACGAATTGGCTTTTGACGCAAGCCCCGGACGTGTACTTGTATGGCTCGCTGATGCAGGCCGCGCCTTATCTTAAGGATGATGCGCGGATCCCTGTCTGGGCAGCGATCTACACCCGTGGCCTTGAGGAGTTGCAGATTGCAGATGATCGCGGAGCAACGTCTGGCGGCTCCATAATGATGCGTGCCAGGACTTTTGGATAAAGGAGTTTTTTAAATGTCATCGTTTACCGACTACACCGAGAACCTGGTTCTCAATTGGCTGTTGACCACCAATAGCGCCACCCGGCCTACCGCTTGGTTTATTGGTCTGTTCACTGCTGCCCCGTCCGATACGGGTGGCGGCACTGAGGTCTCTGGCAACGGTTATGCGCGTGTCGCCACCGGCACGATTAGCGTGTCTGGCACGTCGCCCACCAATGCCACGAACTCCGCGGCCATTGAATTCGCTGCAGCCTCTGGTGGCAACTGGGGTTCGATTGGCTGGGCTGCGATTTTCGACGCCTCCACCGGCGGCAATATGCTGGCATGGGCTGCGTTGTCTACCGCACGCACCATCAACGACGGCGACGTGCTGCGTATCCCGGCCGGCGATCTGGACGTCACCTTGACGTAATCCGCAAATGGCTGCATACGGCTCCGGGCCATACGGCCAGGGTAAATACTCCTACGGGGTAACACTCGCAGCCGTAACTGTCTCCACCTCGTCAACGGTCGCCATAAAGGCGGCCGGTGTTTACTCCAGCGCATTTGCCTGTGTTGGGGCGTCGGCTGTCTCTGTCGCGGCCAACATCACTAAGAGCGCATCGTTTAGCGTTTCGGCGTCTTCTTCCGCCTCGGCTTCCGCAGTTAAAACGTCATCAACAGCGGTATCAATCTCTGCGACTTCCTCCGTTAGCGTGGCGCCGATTCGCTATGCTTTTGGAGCCTTTACGGCGGCCAGCTCATCGGCTGCGAGTATTTCTGCGGTGCGGTACGCCATCGGCTCATTCGCGGCCACCGATGTAAGCGCGATGTCGGTCTCGGCTATCCGGGTTCCGCTCATTAGCATCTTGATTGATGCCTGGGCTGACATGACGGTCAGCACCAGCGTTATCGTGAATCAGCCTATCAGGATCAACGCTGAATCTTCGTTATCCGTCAATGGCGTGCGGTCCCAGTCTCTGGCGATATTGTTGCCATGCACTTCTGGCATGGTGGTCAATGGTGTTCTAAAATGGACGCCAGAATCTGATACGTCGGAAACATGGACAAACATTCCGGATACAGGTGAGACTTGGACGCCTATCCCTGTGAATTCTGAAACGTGGCAAATTGCCGCATGAGGTACTAAATGGCCGATACGACTACCACAAACCTATTGCTGACCAAGCCCGAGGTCGGCGCCAGCACGGATACCTGGGGCACCAAGATCAATACCGATCTGGACACCATCGACGCGCTGTTTGATGCCGGCCCGATCCTTAAGATTACTAGGGGCGGAACTGGTGGCTCTACTGCATCGGCTGCTCGTACTGCGCTCGGTCTGGCGATTGGAACTGATGTTCTCGCGCCAAATGGATCTGGCGCCTCGCTGACGAGCCTCAATGCGTCTAACATTTCCACAGGAACAATACCGACCGGGATTCTGGCGGTTACTCAAGCCGCAAAAACAGCCGATACCACGATTGCCACAACAGCATTTGTCGACCGCCTCCGTAGCCTTCTGGCTCCTACGACAACCAGCTCAGGAGGAACTCTGGTTATTGGTGATCGGGGTACTCTTGTTGCTGTGACTGCAGGCGTGACTGTCCCGGCCAACGTATTTGCGGCCAATGATGTCGTAACCATCTACAACAACAGCTCATCCAGCATCACTATTACGCAAGGGTCGAGCTTGACGTTGCGCCAGGTTGGCACCGCTAACACTGGGAACCGAACACTAGCGCAACGTGGTCTTGTGACGATTGCATTCATTTCTGCGACTGAAGCTGTCATCTCTGGCGGGGGCCTGACGTAATGGCTGGTATTCACAATGCGTTAGCAGGATCTGGCGGCCCCCCGCCAGATTTCTTGTTTACGATCAGTAGCAACCAAAATAATGCGAACCTTCGCACGCTTGCGGTTAATGCTGGCTGGAATGAATCATCATTAGTCATTGCCACAATTTCTAGTGGCGTTGTCATCTCTTCGACCAGCACAGGCACGCCCGCATTAACGGTGAGTGGCTCGTTCCCAGGCGGCGTGACGCTAACAAACAGCGGCACGATTGTTGGAATGGGCGGTGCAGGTGGCCAGGCAGGGGGCAGTAATACTGCTCAAGCTGGCTTCTCTGGAGGATTGGCCCTAAGCGTTTCTTCCGCAATTACCATTGACAACACTTCCGGAACCATCGCAGGTGGCGGCGGCGGCGGCGGTGGCGGTGGTGGTGTCAGTGTTCCGCAACAAGGTAAAGACCCCGCATCTTCTGCTTCTGGTGGCGGTGGCGGCGGTGGTCGATCTTCTAATACAAATAGCGCTGGTGGGAGTTTAGGCAGTGCTAACAGGACAAGCTGGGACACTCGAACACCAACTGCTGGAGCGGCCGGAACATACAGTGCGGCTGGAAGTGGTGGAGTCGGCGGTATTCGTAACAGTTTCACGACCGCCTGGAATACTGGTAGCGGCGGAAACGGTGGCGCATGGGGTAGCTCTGGCAGTTCTGGAGGAAATGCTAATGCCGGGACCATCCCGAACGGGGCTGGTGGTGGCGCTGGCGGTGGAGCGGTCACTGGAAACAGCAACATAACGTGGACAGCGTTTGGAACACGAACTGGGGGAATTTCATAATGGACTATCGGATTACGCGGGCCATCTCGGAGATTGGCCAAATTGAAGTGACTTACACGCACGAAGGAAAGGACGTAGCAACTTACGCTATTGACGTCCCCGTAGTGGATGATGCGTTTATCACGGGCGCGGCGCTTGATGCAGAGATTCGTCACCGTGCGCCGACATGGCTAATTGAGCGCGAGCAGCAGGTAAAGACCGCTGCCGGTTTTGATCAGATCGTTGCGCTGGTGCAGGAGCCTGCCGTTCAGCCGATTGATGCTGAAGCGCAAGCTAATGCCGATATGTGGGCAAAAGTGGAGTTTGAGAAGCAAGTCGCGAAAGCCCTTGTGAAGTTTGGCGTGCTTGAGTCCGACCCGACCGCTATCCCAGTGTCGCAGCTATGAGCTACCCAGAAACCAAGATGATCTGTGTCAGCAACCTATGGTTGCGCCAGATGCATTTTGTAACGTCTGGCGACAAGAACGAAGGACATACCCACAATTTTGATCACGTTACGCTGTTGGCAAAGGGCAGTGTCGAGGTTGACGTTGAAGGTAATAAAACCACGTTTGCGGCCCCGCACATGATTTTTATTGCTAAGGGCAAGCGACATTTCTTGACCGCGTTGGCTGACGATACGATTGCCTACTGTGTCCATGCACTTCGTACTGGCGAGCGCGAAGAGGACATCCTCGATCCGTCAATGGTCCCTGCCGGCATCAATCCGATGTTTATGGCCAAAGCTTTGTAAAACCGCTGATTGCTGATACGGAATAAACCATGAGCGTCGAAGTCGTCAAAGTCGCCACCACCGCGCAATACGGCGGCAGCGGGGCCGCTGTTTACTTTGGCCTCACGGCCAACGAGATCGCGGCTTTCGGCGGCCTCTTTATCGCCATCATCGGCTTGGCGGTAAACATCTGGTACAAGCACCAGCACCTGAAGATCGCCAAGGAAAAGGCGAAAGCCGAAGAGGAGTAGACCGATGCTTGATTGGCTGATCGGGTTTACCGTCGCGTCATTCCTAGTCGCTTCGCTGATTGGCTTAATCAAGCTCGGTATCTGGGTGCTGATGTGACATGGACCCAATCACCGCTTTCGCGGCCGCGCAGGCCGCCGTCGCCGGAATTCAGAAAGCCATAAAGCTCGGCAAGGACATCAATGGTCTAGTGGGCGAATTCGGCAAGTTCTTCGACGCGAAGGATGTCGTTCAGAAAGCCGCCAACGACAAAGCCAAGAAGGGCCAGTCAGACACCGGCAAGGCAATGGAAATCGTGATGCAGGCCAATGCTTTGCGCGAGGCCGAAGAAGCTCTGAAGCATCAACTCGTTTACGGCGGCTACCCGGAGCTGTGGGAGATGATGCTCAAGGAGCGCATGAAGATTAAGCAGGCCAGAGACAAAGCCGAGCGCGAGGCGAAGATTGAGCGGCGCCGTGTCATGGCCCAGCGTCTGCTGGCGGCTCAGATCATCGGTGGCGCAATCGCTGTCATCCTCATTGGCGGCATCATCATCTTCATCATCAAACAGGCCATGTCGTGAGCGACGAGAAGATCAACCACAACAGCTTAATCGAGAAGGTTTTAGGCTACGTTGATTCGCCGTTCAAGCTATTTGCCATCCTGCTCATGGCGGTCTTTGCGTTCGTGGGGTACTTCGTCTGGCAGAACCAGGCGATTCTGATTGGCGCGTACAAGGAGCAAAAGAAGCTGCCAAGCATCGCCGAGGATCGGGTTGAGGATGTCGCGGCTCACCTGTTTAAAAACACCGATGCCGCGGTGGTGGCGATCTTCAAGGTCAATCCGATGTTTGGAAACCGAGTTCTGTACAGGGCGTACACCAAGCAGGGCAGGGAGAAGGAGCACGACGGGCTGGATGTTGGACTGTTCACCTCAAACGTGAACAACAACCGAGACGTCGTGGCGCTGATGGCCGGCGAGATTCCTTGCGGCCACTACAAAACGGCGCAGTCCGAGATCGGCTTGTGGTACATGGAAAAGGGTATGACCTACGGGTGCCGAATAGGCGTGCCGCCCGAGCCGGGTAAGCTGGTCGGGCAGATCACGGTAGGCTGGAAAGAAGAGCCGCCGGACGTGGATCAATACCGCGTGCTTTTGCAAATTGCTGCAACGATGCTTTCAAGGAGTAAACAGTAAATGGAATGGCTCAAACAGATCGCGCCCACCATCGCTACAGCGTTGGGCGGCCCACTAGCAGGGATGGCTGTATCGGCGATCTCTAAGGCTATCGGCGTTGACGAAGAAAAGGTTGGCGATCTGATCGCTAACAACAAACTTACTGCTGACCAGATCGCCCAGGTCAAGCTCGCCGAGATCGAACTTCAGAAGCAGGCTAACGAGCTGGGCCTGAACTTTGAGAAGCTGGCGGTGGATGACCGCAAGTCTGCCCGCGAGATGCAGGCGACCACCCGCTCCATCGTGCCGCCAGCGCTGGCTGCGATTGTCACCGTTGGGTTCTTCGGCATCATGGTGATGATGCTGCTGGGCAAGGTGGACTCTAACAACCCTGCCATCCTAATGATGCTGGGATCGTTGGGCACCGCCTGGACGGGCATCATTGCCTACTACTTCGGTTCTTCCGCTGGCTCCCAAGCTAAAACTGACCTTATGGCGAAAGCAAAATGAAAGAAAACTTTGACTCCGCACTGGCTGCCATCCTCCACCACGAGGGAAACTTTGTTAACCACCCAAAAGATCCCGGGGGGATGACTAATTTAGGAGTAACCAAGCGCGTTTGGGAGGAGTGGGTTGGCCACGAGGTGGACGAGAAGGCTATGCGTGCGCTGACGCCTGAGATCGTCGGCCCCATGTACAAGACCAAGTACTGGGACAAGATACGCGGCGACGATCTGCCCACTGGTGTGGACTACATCGTCTTCGACGCAGCGATTAACAGCGGGCCAGGCCGTGCTGCCAAGTGGCTGCAGCAAACCGTGGGCGCTGTGCCCGACGGGGCAATTGGCGCCGGCACGCTTGGCAAAGTGGCGGCGATGGAGTCGGCCGATATCGTCGAGAAGTATCAGGCGACGCGCTTGGCCTTCATGCAGTCGCTGCCGACCTGGGAAACCTTTGGCAAGGGCTGGGGCCGGCGGGTGGCGGAAGTTGGTGCCGCCGCCGAGAAGATGGTCGGATAATTCAGCATGGCCAACCTTAACCAACAGATTCAAGTTCCTGCGCCGCCCGATATCGGCTCGGCGCCGCCAGGCTACGACCGCGGCTTTGTTGACCAAAGCAACGGGGCGCTGCGCACATTCTTCATCAAGTTGGTTAATTCAATGGCCGCGCTTTTTAGCCCGCGTGGCGGCAAGTACATCAACACGCCTTATGGGGCGTTTCAGGATTCGACGGATCAGTCTGACGGATCTACCGCGGTCGCGTACTTCTTCCGATTCAATACGACCGACTACAGCAATGGCATTTCGCTGTACCCCCGGACTGCATCATTCACGGGATCTATTGCCACCACGACGCTGACAGTGTCGGCGGTTTCCGCTGGCGCTATTTTCCCGTCGATGCAGATATCTGGCACGGGCGTCACGGCCGGCACGAGGATCGTCGCGCAGTTGACGGGCACGACGGGCGGCGCTGGAACTTACACGGTTTCCGCGTCGCAGACCGTCACCTCCACCGCCATGACGGGCGATCTGCCTTCAAGGGTTCAGGTCGATCAGGATGGTGTCTATAACGTGCAATTTAGTGCGCAGTTCATCAACACGACCAACGACGTCCAAGAGATAGATATCTGGTTCCGTAAAAATGATGTCAACGTCGCTGACTCAAACAGTCAATTCGGCATCAAGGCGCGCAAATCAACCGGCTCGGCTAGCCGTCTGATTGCTGCTATGAACTTTTATCTGCAACTTGATAAGGGCGATTATTTCGAGATGATGTGGCGGGTCAGCGATTCAGGCGTCTCGCTTGAGCAATTCCCAGCCGTTGCGGCTAGCGGATCGACGCCCGCAATCCCGGCCACTCCGTCTATCATTATGACTGTTACCTTTGTCTCTAACAGATCGGCCTGACCATGCCTTACATCAAGCTGCAGATCCCGCCAGGCGTCTATCGTAACGGCACCGAATATCAGTCGGCTGGCCGGTATTACGACGCCTCTCTCGTTCGCTGGTACGAGGGCACCATGCGCCCGGTGGGCGGGTGGCGCAAGCGTTCCAATTCACAGATGACGGGCGCCTGCCGCGGCTTTCTGAACTGGCGCGACAACAGCGGCAACCGTTGGATCGCAGCCGGCACGCACTCCAAGCTGTACGCCATGAATGAGGCGGGCACTCTTAAAGATATCACCCCGACAGGTTTCACGGCTGGATCAGCGGACGGCGTGAGCAAGGTCGGCTACGGCTATGGCCCTTACGGCGCCTATGCTTACGGCGTGGCGCGCCCTGATACCGGCAGCTTTACACCGGCCACCACCTGGAGCCTAGACACCTGGGGCGAGTATCTGGTGGGTTGCTCCAACTCTGACGGCAAGCTCTACGAGTGGCAGCTAGGCTTTTCCACGCCCACGCTGGCCGCTGCGATCACGAACGCGCCCACGGGCAACGAGGCGGTAATGACCACGTCGGAGAGGTTCGTTTTCGCTCTGGGCGCGGGTGGCAACACCCGTAAGGTGGCCTGGTGCGACCAGGAAGACAATACGGTGTGGACGCCGGCGGCGGATAACCAGGCCGGCGATTTTGAGCTGACGACTGTGGGCGACATCAAGTGCGGCAAACGCATTCGCGGCCTGTCGATCATCTTTACTGACGTGGATGTACATACGGCGACCTATGTGGGTTTACCCTATGTGTACTCGTTTGAGAAGGTCGGCTCGGCCTGCGGGGTGATTTCCTCGCAAGCCGTGGCGGCGATTGAGACGGCCGCGATCTGGATGTCGCGCTCCGGGTTCTGGATTTATGACGGATACGTCAAGCCTCTGCCGTGCGACGTGTCAGATTTTGTCTTCCAAGACATCAACTACGCGCAGGCCAGCAAGATCTACGCGGTCAATAATTCCAAGTACGGCGAGATCTGGTGGTTCTACCCGTCGGCCTCCGCGACGGAAAATGATTCTTACGTTGTATATAACTACCGCGAGAACCATTGGGCGATTGGCGATCTAGCGCGCACCGCTGGCACCGACCGCGGTGTGTTCTCTAATCCGCTGATGGTGTCTTCTGACGGATACATATACGAGCACGAGGTGGGCTATGCCTACGATTCGGCGGTGCCTTTTGCCGAATCCGGGCCGGTTGAGCTGGGCAACGGCGATCAGACGATGAGCGTGCGCCAGTTGATCCCGGACGAGCAGACGCTGGGCGAGGTACAGGTTTCCTTTAAGGTGCGCCAGTACCCGATGTCCACCGAGACGACATACGGCCCGTACACCGCATCTCAGCCCACCGATGTGCGCTTTTCTGGCCGCCAGGTCAAGGTGCGCTACACCGGGGCGGTGCTGGACGATTGGCGTGTCGGCGTGCCTCGGATGGAGGCGATTGCAGCCGGTGGCCGTTAATGGATGAACTAGAGTTTCAGAGATGCGCCAAATACCTAGAGGCGGCATTAGAATACTCTGGAGGGACACACGGAATTGAGGA